TTTGTTAATTTTTTTTTTTTTTTTTTTTTTTGAAATTAGTTTTCTACTGAAATGTTTACATGGAATCAAATTCAATGAATTTGTTTGACTTGCAGAATGCCAGCAGTGTGTTCTCTGGAAACTTTGCAGAGAATCCGCGATGACTGATGATCATATTGATAGAAAATGTTTTTGTGTTTACATTTGGTATGATTTTAGCAAAAATGTTTAGAGTCAGTTAATATAATCCTCATCATCAGATGAGATCCAATTGTACTCGTCATTTCCAGCATTATATACCATGTGCCTATCATTGTACTCATTAATTTCATTTTCAATATGATCGAAATATGTCTTTACCGTTTCCAAAGCGTTGACACGAGTTTCATAGAACTCGTACTCGTCAGAGTCTTCGTCACATTTATTCATTTCCTCCATACAATGATCAATATATTCCTCCACTGCCTCGATACACTTGTAGTAATTTCCTTGCTCAAATGCTGTATCACTATACTCATCATTAACAACCCCACTGGTATCCATACCAAGTACCTGGAAACGAAGAATGTACCGTATTTCCATCTCGTCATAACCATTGAATTCTTCCTCGGTCCTCTGGAAGTAGTACTCGGGACCCCTTGTCTTCTTGGTTGTCTTCTTCTTGGTTGCCTTTACAGGCGTCCGCACAGGAGTGTAACTGGATGCCCGAGTTGGTGTCTCAACATCTGTTCTCCACTCAACCATCTCTGGTTCCTTCTTTGTCTCAAAGGGTTTGAGAGTCAAAGGCTTTGCCGACATAGTTGTTTTCTTCTTTTGTTCCGTCTTGTGAATGAGATCCTGAAGATGGTCCCTCGCCTCAGCAAGGGCGAGGATACGCGCGTACATATCATTCATGTAGTTTCCACAGTCGAAGCGGTCACTGGGAGACTTCAGCTTGGTCATCTTCATTTTAGAATCTTCATAAAACCCCTTTGCCTCTTCGCGATATGCGATGATCTTCTTCAGGGCAGTTTTCTTTTGGCAACCCTGAGAAAACCTCTCAATGTATTCGGCAGCACGGGTGGAAATCATATTTGTTTGTCCTTGCAGGTAGAACTGGTGGTTGTTTTTGTTTGGTGTTCTTTGCTTTGATTTCAATGTCTTTTATGTTCCTCTGATATCCAGGGTCGAACGATTTTTAATGTCATTTTAGATAACATGTCATTTGACCACGGTGTCATATCGACAAAAAGAGCATATGATACAAATTTTACAGTATACGATACTATCATCTATCATCAGACATGACATCGCTCACTGTGTTTCCCACCGACTGGAGGAGCGGTGATGAGGGCGAACAGTTTCGCATCAATTTGTTTGGAAAGACGCCCGACGGAAAGACAGCCTGCATTCGTATCCGGTTCACACCAGTGTTCTTGCTCGAGATGCCTGCGACATGGAGTCCTTCCAGGCAGAAGCTCTTCATCACGGAGACCGCCATCAAATATGGTGCCATAAAAGATATGTGCCTTCCCGTGAAGAAGAAGTCGATGTGGGGATTTGATGGTGGTGTGATGCGGAACATGGCGCAGTTTGCTTTTCCGACTCTTGAAAAGATGAGGAAGGCAAAGTACGGACTGAAGCGGGATTATCAGATTTACGAATCAAATGTCGACCCCATCGTCCGCCTCTTCCATATCAGGAAGATCAACCCAGCTGGCTGGGTCCAAATTAAGCAGTCTTATCCGGTCATGACTCGCATTTCGCGGTCGGACATTGAGGTAGACTGCAACTTTACAACTGTGTGCGGCAGTGAGCTAACAACTCCTCCACCGCTTGTGATTGCCAGTTGGGATATTGAGACATACTCGAAGGAGCGCAAGTTTCCTCTGTCTTCCAACCCAACCGACTACGTCACGCAGATCGCAACATCATTCCAGCGATATGGTGAGGAAGAACCGTATCGCAGGGTTGTTGTGTGTTTCAAGGACACTGGCAAGGTTGATGGTGTGGAAATCGTGAGTTGTTCCGAGGAGCAGGATATGATAAATGCTTGGATGACCATTGTGTCTGAGGAAAAGACAGATGTTCTCATTGGATACAACGTGTTCCAGTATGATTGGAAGTATGTGTCTGGCAGGGCGCAGATGCTGGTGGATGACGCTTCTGCAGATGATACAGTGTTTGTAGATACTCTTGGTCGTCTGCTTGAGGGTGGGGGTGCTGTTGTAGAGCGTGAGCTTGCCAGCAACGCATTCGGCCAGAACTTCTTTTACTATCTTGACACTCCCGGCGTCATTCAGCTGGATCTTCTCCAGTGGATGCGGAAGAACCGAAACTTGGAGAGTTATTCTCTGAACAATGTGTCCAAGCTGTATCTTGGTGATCAGAAGGATGACCTTCCTGCCATGAAGATCTTTGAGAAGTTCGAGGGCGGGCCCGACGATCGCGCAGTGATTGCCAAGTATGCTGCTCAGGATACTCTGCTTCCTCTGAAGCTTTTGTCCAAGCTTGCCATCTTTGAGGACATCACGGAGATGGCGAACGCGGTGAAGGTTCCAGTTGACTGGATTGGGTTCCGCGGGCAGCAGGTGCGCGCTTTCAGTTGTTTGTTTGGCAAGGCTCGTGAGATGAACTACGCAATTCCCGATGACAAGGCATGGGCTGCTGAAGGTAAGTTTGAGGGTGCTACTGTGTTGGAACCAAAGAAGGGAGCCTACTTCACGCCAATTGCAGCTTTAGATTTTGCGTCACTTTACCCGAGTATCATTCGTGCTCACAACATGTCTCCGGAGACTCTGGTGATGGATGCTCGTTACAAGAACTTGCCTGGTGTTGAATACTACGAGATTGGCACCGGTATTGGCACTTTTCGGTATTCTCAGCAAAGCCAGGGTGTTGTGCCAGCGCTTCTTGATGACCTGGCAAAGTTCAGGAAGAATGCCAAGAAGCTCATGGCGGCAGCGCACAAGGAGGGTGATGATTTCAAGGAGGCTCTGTATGATGCAAGTCAGCGTTCATACAAGGTTGTCATGAACTCGGTGTACGGTTTCCTTGGAGCAAGTAAGGGATTCTTGCCATGTGTTCCAATTGCGGCATCAGTCACGGCAACTGGTCGCAACATGATTGATGTGGCATCTCGTAGGGCAATTGAGCTTCTCCCTGGTTCGGAAGTCATATACGGCGATACTGATAGTATCATGGTAAAGATGAAGCTTCCGGAGGGGAAGAACCAAGAAGACATCAATGACCACTTTGAGGTTGCAAAGTGGTTGGCAGGTGAGATTACAAAGGAGTATCGGGCGCCCAACGATTTGGAGTTTGAGAAGATCTATTACCCTTACATTTTGTACTCAAAAAAGAGGTATGCAGCAATCAAGTATGAAGATCCTGAAGAAAAGGGTAAGGTTGATGTGAAGGGTCTTGCTCTTGTTCGGCGTGATTTCTCGCCTATTACACGAGAGATTCTCAAGGAATCTCTTGATACGATTTTGTTCGCAAAGGACACGCCAACGGCAGTAAAGGATACTCGCGAGAAGATCCGCAAGGTTCTTGATAACGAGTATCCTATGGAAAAGTTTGTGATGTCTAAGACTCTCAAGACCGGTTACAAGAATGAGATGCAACCGCATCTGATCGTTGCTAACAAGATCTTTGACCGCACAGGTTTTCCCGTCCCTTCTGGTGCTCGCGTTCCCTTTGTCTATGTTGAGGACAAGGACAACATTGATGCCAAGCAGTCGATGCGAGCAGAAGACCCCAAGTATGCGATGGATAATGGTCTCATTGTAGACAGGTTATTTTACATCAATCATCAACTACTCAAACCACTAACATCTCTGTTTGAGCCTCTTGTGGACCACCCAGAAAAGGAACTCTTTGGGCACGTGGATGTTGTAGGAAAGATTGAAGCTCTGACTACACGCCACAAGGCAGAACTCAAGGACACCAAACGTGTCAAGAAGAACAAGGCAAACAATCAAATTGAGATAACTTCATTTTTCAAACCCAAGACTCTGAAGCTTTGAATGTCAATAAAAATATCATTATAATGTAAATATGTCATCTTCTCCAGACGACGGAATTAGAAATGGGTATCAAAAGTTAGTCAATGTCCAGGGGTCTGGAGGACAGCAGCGTGTGGCAGTATACATACCAGACACAAGAAGGAAACGAAGTCCCGAGGCAGAAGCACGAGCTCTTGCACGGGCGGAGATAAAAGAGGCGTACAAGGCTGCAGCTCTCGAGGAGGAAATAAAGGCCATAAAGAAGCAGCGAAACAAACTTGTAGATAACCTCGCAAAGGTGGGCAAGACACCGTCTGTATTATCTGGCACACCAACGTCTTATGTGTCGCCTACTTCGGTATTGTCATCTGAGAAGGCAGATGCGCTCATTGGAACAACTCCTGTTGTTGGCCCAGAGACAAAGTCTGGAACAAAGGCATTCAACAATCGCATTGATTACACAGCACCTATTGGCCCAGAGACAAAGTCTGGATCAAAGGCATTCAACAATCGCATTAATTACACGGCACCTATTGGCCCAGAGACAAAGTCTGGAACAAAGGCATTCAACAACCGTATAGATTACTCTGCCCCAATCGGACCCACACAAGGACCTGGTCTTGGTATGTCTTTCAACCGGAACCGGGATTACAGCGCCCCCATCGGCCCGTTGCCAAGTCAGAGTATGGGAGGGTTTCAAGACAGACCATTCAATGACAGGATGAATTACTCTGCCCCAATAGGCCCTACTCAGGGCCCCGGAATGGGCATGTCTTTCAACAGGAATCGGGATTACAGCGCCCCCATCGGCCCGTTGCCAAGTCAGAGTATGGGAGGGTTTCAGAACAGACCATTCAATGACAGGATGAATTACTCTGCCCCAATAGGCCCTACTCAGGGCCCCGGAATGGGCATGTCTTTCAACAGGAATCGGGATTACAGCGCTCCGATTGGCCCTATGCCAAGTCAGAGTATGGGAGGGTTTCAGAACAGACCATTTAACAATAGGATGAACTACTCCTCCCCCGCCGGTCCTGCTACTCGTCCTGCTAGAATGTCTCAGCAACCAGAGGATTATAACAATGGCAACATCCAAGGACCCGTGACTCGTTCTGGCACCCGGCCATCTCGGATGTCTCAACAAAATGAGTATAACAACGGTAACATCCAGGGTCCTGCTACTCATTCTGGTACCCGACCATCTCGGATGTCTCAACAAAATGAGTATAACAACGGTAACAACCAGGGTCCTGCTACTCATTCTGGTACCCGACCATCTCGAATGTCTCAACAAATTGACAATTATGACAATGAAAATGTCGAGGGTCCTGTGACCCAATCTGGCACGCGTCCTTCTCGGATTGCCCAGGGCCCTGTCACAAGGTCTGGGACACTTCCGGAAGTTGGAAAGGGGCGGCTCTGGGAGCGTGCTCTTGGCCAGCCATACAAACCTGGGATGAACATAATTTTTGTTGTGAAAGCCCTCCGCGAAAAGAAGCAAAGAAGTCCTACCAAGGCGAAGAGTTTTGACGCAGCTATAGCAGATGCCAAATCAGACCCCAGACTGTCTATCACCGCTCTTAACCTAAAACCAGAACAGCTCCTACCTGGGAAAACTTTGCAAGAGGTAGAGGCTTTGTACAAGAGGAAGAAGGCAAAGGCAATCGCAGCAGGAAAGATGCAGTTTGTGACTGCGCTTGACAGAGCAATAGATATCCGCCGCAAACAATTTGGCGCTACACCTCAAATGTCTTCACAAAAGTCTTCGCAAAAACCCTCTGGCTTTACTCCAACTGGAAAGACTCCTCTTCCTTCTACGCCGGAGAGAAACGCAGAGTTTTTGCTCCCTGGTAAGACAGAGGAGGCCGTCAAAAAGATTTACTCCAATAGGAAAGCCGCTGCTCTGAAGAAGGGCGACAAGGCGCTTGCTGACCGTTTGGACCGCGCTCTCCCTGTGAGACTCCAGCGCATCAAGTCCCAGGGTGCCAATGTGATGAAAGTTCCACCGGAGCGTCTTCTTCCAGGAACAACTCTCGAGGGAGTGGAGAAGACATACAAGGAAAGACGCGCAATGGCTCAACAAAAGAAACGTGCTGCTCTTGTCGCGGCACTTGACCGCGCCATCATTGTCCGCAGGAAACAACTCGGCGGCAAGTCGCCATCACCATCTATGGTGAGGTCACCGACTGGCAAGACTCCTTCTCCTTCTACGCCAGAGAGAAATGCTGAAGTTTTGCTCCCAGCCAAGACAGAGGAGGCCGTCAAGAAGGTTCATGCCGAGAGGAAAGCCGCTGCTTTAAAGAAGGGCGACAAGGCGCTCGCTGACCGGCTGAACCGCGCTCTTCCTGTGAGACTCCAGCGCATTAAGTCTCAGGGTGCCAATGTGATGAAAGTCCCGCCGGAGAGACTACTCCCAGGGTCCACCCTTGCTGATGTCGAGAAGACATACAAAGAAAGACGCGCTGTGGCTCAGCAAAAGAAGCGCGCTGCCCTTGTCACGGCCCTGGATCGCGCCATCATTGTCCGCAGGAAACAGTTTGGTGGAAAGTCACCGTCGCCGAGTGCCAAGACTGACAGGTCGCCATCTCCTGTGCCAACAAAGACTGGTAAAAAGTTCCAGAGTGTGAGAGACGTTCCGCCAGAGATGTTGCTCCCAGGAAAGTCTCTCGAAAACGTTGACAGGACTTACAAGCAAAAGAGAAGCGCAGCAGTTGCAAAGAAACGTGCGGACTATGTTCAGGCGCTTAACAAAGCCATCATTGTCCGCAAGAAACAACTAGGCGGTAAGTCACCACCCCCTTCACCAACAAAGGCCAGAAAGAAGTTCCAGAGTGTGAGAGACGTTCCGCCAGAGATGTTGCTTCCTGGAAAGACTCTTGAAAACGTTGATAAGGCTTACAAGCAAAAGAGAAACGCTGCAGTTGCAAAGAAACGTGCGGACTATGTTCAGGCGCTTAACAAAGCCATCATTGTCCGCAAGAAACAACTAGGCGGTAAGTCACCACCCCCTTCACCAACAAAGACCGGGAAGAAGTTCCAGAGTGTGAGAGACGTTCCGCCAGAGATGTTGCTTCCCGGCAAGACTCTCGAAAACGTTGACAGGGAATACAAGAAACGCAAGAGCGCAGCAGTTGCCAAGAAGCGTGTAGAGCTTTCTCAGGCTCTCAACAAGGCCTACGCAATTCGCAAAACTCAAGTTTCTTCTAAGGCACTTTCTTCTAAGATAGAGGAGGATAAGAAGAAACGCGAAGTTGAAATTGCGAGACAAAAGAAAATTGAGCTCGAGAAGAAGAAAAGTATCGATGCCAGAATTATTCAGACTCAGAGAAAGTTACAGAGCGTAGGTTCTAGTGCCAAGAAAGCGATGGCAAATGTCGAAAAGTTCCAAAAAGAAATTGCAGTTGCAACTCGGAGAAGAGACACCGCAAAGATTGCCAAATTCAGCAGGGCGGCAGAAAAACGCAAACAAAATCTTGGCAGAGCTCGTACAGCTCAGCAACAACTCGCTTCCAATTTGAGCCAGCTGGAAAGAATGAAAGCAAATCCCTCGGCTCTAACATCATCTGTTAAGACTTTGTCGCCACTAAAATCATCCAAGACGCCCTTGCCAAAAATGCCCTCATCTTCTATTAAAACCCCTAGTCCTAAGATGCCCTCTCCAAAAATGCCCTCACAAAAAATAGATGAGCAAAAACGCAGACAAATGGAACAGAAACGCAAATTTGAGGCGCAGAAAAAACAGCAGATTGATCAGCAACGGAAGATGGCGGAACAAAAGCGTAAAATCCAGCAGCAACAAAAGATGAGGAAACCTGTTCCTCGTATGAGTAAACGCCGGCGTTGATCACAATTTTTCACGAGTCCATTTGAAACCATAAGCGGATGGTTGTTTCCCGCGAGCACACGAACGTATAGAAGATCCATCGATCTTATTCAGACTATGAGCAGCTTCTCCGCTCGAACCAAATGCATTCACATACGTGCCATCAAGATTGTATTGATACACTTTCTTGGCTGTGGTATTCTTCTCGCCATACTTTGCTTCGCTCATTTTTTTCTTGGATTCTTTTGTGTGGGTCTTACCTGTTTGCGCTTCCCCTAGTTTTTTCCTGTGTTCGTCGCTCAGAATTCTACCTGTTTGTGCTTCGCTCATTTTTTTCTTGGTTTCTTTCGTATGGGTTTTACCTGTTTGTGCTTCCATTAGTTTTTTCTTGGTTTCTTCCGTGTGGGTTTTACCTGTTTGCGCTTCCCCTAGTTTTTTCCTGTGTTCGTCGCTCAGAATTCTACCTGTTTGTGCTTCGCTCATTTTTTTCTTGGTTTCTTCCGTGTGAGTCGTCCCGGTTTTTGCTTCTCTGATTTTCTGTTTTGTTTCTTCGCTTGGCTTGCCAGAGGCACCTCCGCCTTCCTTGAGATTATACCCACCAGGAGACAGAGTCCCGAGGACTTCCACCATAAGTTCCTCGTGTTTGTTCAGGTCCTCATCCGGGACCTCGTACCAGTCTTTTTTCACTTTTTCCCATCCGTATTTTTGGATGGCATTATATACTGCCACGCAACCGCTACTAGCATATTGATGCTCCTTCAAGCGCTCTTCTATGTCACGAATTGTTTGGCCGATGTAACTCTTTTCTGATGGAAAAGTGAGCATATAAATGAAACCCATTGGTTAATTACAAAAAATTTTTCATTATATTTCTACAAGTGTCGATATACTACTGGAAGGCAGGGGCAATGACAAATTTCAGTGCACCCATACTCCCCACGGAGTATTTAAGAACAAGAGGAAAACCAGACTTCAGATATAACTCCACCACTGGAGAAAGACAAGATGCCTTGGCAAAGCTGATGAGATACTTGAGAGAGAATTTGTTAGAGTAATCGGCTTCTTCCATCGTGGTGATTTTTCCGGTGTCAGAATCGCCCAGAACGGTACGCTGAGAGGCAAAATCTGTCGTGGATAGATAATCAGAGCAGAAACTGACAACTCCACTCTTCTTTTCGATCCACAGGAAATCTGTGAGCTCAGACATATCCCTGCACAGTCTCTGGAAATAGTTAGATGGGATACTAATGATTGTATCGAACTCAAGATCGCTGATCTCGATATAAGCAGAATCGATCTCGATGAGTTTCATTTCGAATTTGGTGAGGGAGTTTTTCTCAAAGTTCTGGATTGTGATTTCCAAAACGTGAGGATTCTCTTCCAGGTAACGGAAGAGGATGCTATCATGACTCCCAGCAGAGCGGAGAAGCTTGAACATGTTTGCCACGTTGATCCCAATCTCGTACGACTTTTGGCAATCATACTCCTCGAATGACTCGGCATTCAGTTTCATGTGGACCAGGGACACCTTGGAGCCGTCCATTGCGCTGATTTTGACACCAGTGGAGTCAAAGGTAATAGACACATCGTGTAGAATTTCCTTGAGGGTGTCAAAAAGAGACTTGACGACACTGCCCTGGACTGTGCGGATGTGGAAAAGGGGCTTGCTCTCGGTAGAAGACATTTTCTGAAGTGTATGATTCAGAAAATGTTTAAGTTATTTGATGTGTCGATATATTATTTGTTAAAGTTATACAATTGTTCACATAGTTTGACCCCGTTATCCTTGATGATTCTATAAATATGTACGGACTCGAAACTCTTCATTGCGTACAAAATTGTTGTGAATACTATCCATGAAATAATGAACAACCAGTCTTTGTTGATGTTGGTGCCATCGATGCTCCCGCCCTTGGCATAAATCGCATACGCAAGAACTGTGAGCAGGAACCCCCAGAGGACGCATCTCTTCCAGTTACCAGCAGCTTCATCAAAACTTATCAGTTTTTTCAGTTTGTTCTTAATGGTCAGAGCGGTATCGCCCTTGATGTATTCTGTGTCTTTTACATATACCGAGTTATAGTCACTGCATGCCTGGACAGAAGTATCCCAACAGGACTCGCAACCAAGGTCTTCACGTTCATACTTGAATGCCGCATACAACACTGTGACAGAAATGACTATGACCAGGGTTGTATCTAGTTTCATTTTTTATATATACATATAATATTATAATGAATTCTTATCTACTCACATTCTTCTGGGCAGTAACTCTGTATCTAGTCGGATTGTCCGTCGTACACTTCATACGGGTGTTAAAAGCAAGAAATCCAGAGGACAAAATGGATTTGGTAAAGGCAATTGTGTATGTTTCCAGCGCCGTGACACTCGGCGTTTTGCTTGTGTACAGGCCATTTGATACTTCTGTAGTGACCAAGATTCTAAAGTACCGCCCTCAGGTACATGCTGATACTTCCACTGCTGCAACTCTCATAACAACAACATTATCTGGTGTATCGGTATAGTGTCATTTGACCCTGGTAATAAAAGAGTATAAATCTAAGAGTATAAACATTTTAAGCACACTGTTTTCTAACAAAGTGCTTGCAATGACGCGTCTCCACGAAGCTATTGATGAAGCTGCCGAGTATGCCTTGAGATCTGACGGTCCTTTTAAGCATTCTTGTTTCATAATGTCCGGGAAGAAGATTATCGCACGCGGAAACAATCATGTCCGCCAACAGATTGGCACAAGTAGTGTGCATGCAGAGATTGATGCCATTTGGCGGATAAACAACACAGATCTATATGACAACCTGAAGGCGATTATCATACGGTCATCTC